GAATGTGATTCAGGGACCCCACAGGAAGAAGATCTTCAAAGTTTAATTGATATCATCAAGGCCAATCCTTGTACTGCCAGTAAGTTTAAACTATATTTCACTGCTTCATTTCTCAAAATTTACCACAAGCCAGCTTTATTGATCAAAGAGGTTCGTTTAAGGCATGGACTTAGACCGCAATTAGCATTTTACCTCGATGTAATAGGTGAAGCCGCTTCTCAAATAGTAGCACAGGCAAAGACCTATTATGAACATATCCCCTCCTTTCAAAAGAACACTGATGACATTGTAAGCCAATTCAATGATAAAAAGATGTTATTAAATAACGTTAGTAATAACATTGAAATACAATAAGTTGGGTATTACCATAATTTTGTCATATGGATAAGGTCCAGAAATTAACAGAGAAACAAAAGGCGTTTTGTCGATATTATGTTTTTGACTGGAATGCTACGCAAGCTGCCATAAAAGCAGGATATAGCGAAAAAACAGCAAGACAGATTGCAAATGAGACATTGACAAAACCTTACATTAAAGCATATATAAAAGAATTATGCTCGGATGATGAAAAATACATGGGAATAAGCAAAAGGTTGATTCTCGCCGAACATATGAAGTTGGCATTTTCCTCCATTTCCAATTTGCATGATACTTGGATCACTCGAAAAGAATTTGATAAACTCACAGAGGAGCAAAAGGCTTGCATTCAGGAAATATCTACTAAAACAAACACTGTATTTGACCAGGTCGAAAAAAAGCCTATTGAAGTGGAGTATGTAAAAGTGAAGCTGTATGATAAACAAAAATCACTGGATGCTATCAGTAAGCTTTTAGGCTATGATGCTCCAACCAAAATAGAGATGACAGTTAACCCATTTTTTGACCTAATGAAAAGAGCCTCGAGCAATGATTAGTGATTCACATATCAAAGTTTTTAAGGCCTGGCAAAAAGACTGGAACAAGTTTGCACGGGAGGTTTTTCATGTCAACTTGGATTGTGAACAGCAAGCCATATTGAGCGCTGTGCAATATGAAAAAATGGTTTCGGTTGCTTCTGGAACAGCTCGAGGCAAAGATTTTATTGCGGCGGTTGCTGCATTATGTTTTTTATACTTAACTCCAAAATGGAATGAAAATGGTGAGTTGGTTGAGAATACAAAAGTTGCTTTAACGGCTCCCACTGATAGGCAAGTTGGCAATATCATGTACCCCGAAATCATGAGACTTTTCAGAAATGCAAAAGTTTTACCTGGTAGACCCACAGGTTATGATATTCGTTTTCCAGATAAAGAATGGTTCTTAACAGGCTTCAAGGCAGATAACAACAATATAGAAGCATGGACAGGGTTTCATGCTGTTAACACCATGTTTGTTGTAACTGAGGCTTCTGGTATGTTAGACAAAGTGTTTGAAGCAATTGAAGGAAACCTTCAGGGTAATTCCCGTTTACTACTCGTTTTCAACCCAAATGTTTCAACCGGGTACGCTGCAAGATCTCAAAAAACTCCACGGTTTAAGAAGTTCAGGCTAAATTCATTAAATGCAACCAATGTTGTGGAGAAAAAGCAGATTATCCCTGGTCAAGTTGATTGGGCTTGGATCAACGATAAGGTAGAAAGTTGGGCAAATCCTATTAAACAGGTAGACTTCAGCCAAGAAAAAGCGGACTTTATTTGGGATGATAGGTATTACAGGCCTAATGATCTTTTTCGAGTGAAAGTATTGGGCTTATTCCCTGAAGTTGGCTCAGATGTTTTAATACCTCTTACCTGGATCGAAATGGCTCAAGAACGATGGAAGCAATTTAACATTGATGGGTTTAAACCTTCAGATCCTTTAAGGTTAGGCGCTGACATTGCAGGTATGGGTACTGATAGTACTCGTTTTTGTTATCGTTATGGCCATTATGTAGATAAGTTTGACGGATTTAACTCCGGCGGGCAAGCTGAACACATGAAAACAGCGGGTATTATTGCAAACCTTCTTAAAGATAAAAAATCAAAAGCCTTTATAGATACCATTGGTGAAGGGGCTGGAGTATACTCACGTCTGAGGGAACAGGGTTTAACCAATGCATTTTCATGTAAGTTTTCAGAGGGCGTCGAAGGGTTAACGGACTTAACTGGAGTATTTAAGTTCATGAACATGCGGGCTTATCTGTTTTGGGCTATTCGTGACTGGCTTAATCCAGCTAATCATACAAAAGCCTGTTTACCTGTCAATGATTATTTAACAGAAGAGCTAACAGAAATCAAATGGGAATTTAAATCTAACGGTGCAATTCAAATTGAGCCAAAAGAAGCTATAAAGTCAAGGTTAGGACGGTCGCCTGATGACGCTGACACCTTAGCTAATACTTTTTACCCTCATGATAAAGTAGTGGATATTCATAAAAACGTAGAATATTATTTTTATTAAAATGGAAATAAAAGACATACTAGCCCTTTCAATAGGGGATCAGATCGCAGAGCTTCAGAAAAAGCCTGACACAATAAAAGTCAAATATGCTGACTGTGAAAAACAATATAAGGTTAAAATGCATGATGTTTACGACACTGCAAAGCGACCAGATAAGATAGTTAAGAAAAAGAACGAAGCCGGCCAGGAGGAAACCTCAATTCAAGAAGTTGCCAGGCTCGGAATTCCATTTCAGGAAATCATAGTTCAAAGGGCAGCAGCTTTCCTTATCAATGATGGGATTATACTAAACCCCACGTTATCTGAAACGGATGGAGAAAAGACCGTATTTGAAATGGTCCGTGCCATTTGGAATGATAACAAACTGGATTATCGAACCAGGTATATTGCAAGGACCTTATTCAGTGAATGTGAAGTGGCTGAACTATGGTATTTCATTGAGGACAATAGAGGCTTTTGGAGCTGGCTTAGAAACAAGGCCGCAAAGATCGGTATAGCTAATACCAAATTCATGATCCGAATGAAGATATTAGCCAATTCCCAGGGTGATACTCTCTGGCCCTATTTTAATGACATAGGCGACCTGGTTGCTTTCGGGCGTGGTTATACCACAAAGGTAGGTGACTCGACAACTGAACGGTTTGATGTTTATACCGCAGATCTTCTTATTTATTATGCAAAAGCGGGCGGAGATTGGGCGCTGTTGAAACAGGATAAGAATCTTTTAGGGAAAATTCCAGTTGTTTACTACTCTCAGCCATATCCAGAATGGTACAATGTTCAAAGCCTCATAGATCGGTTCGAAAAGCTTATTTCAAATTATGCTGACACGAATGATTATTTCGGATCCCCGCAAGTTGTATTGACGGGTGAGGTCGAAGGGTTGAATTCAAAAGACACAACCGGCAAGGTTATAAAACTAACCGGAGATGGTGCAGACGCTAAATACCTGACATGGGATCAGGCTCCGGAAGCTATTAAACTGGAACTTGAAACCTTAAAGGATTTGATTTATTCCCTATCTCAAACCCCTGACATTTCCTTTAACCAGATCAAAGGCCTAGGTGCCCAAATTTCCGGGATAGCTATTAAGATGATGTTTGCAGATGCTCACTTGAAAGCTATGTCTCATCAGGAAGTATTTGGCGAAATGTTGCAAAGGCGTCTTAACCTGTTAATGGCAGCAATAGGTAAAGTTATATCTGTTAAACTCGCTGTTGATGTAGACGCAATGGACATAACACCAGAGTTCAATCTGTACATGCCCTCGAACGATAAGGAGATAATTGAAAATCTTCTTTTAGCTAATGGTAACAAGCCCATTATTTCACAAAAGACATCTGTTAAAATGTCTCCTTACAAAACCAATCCAGATGATGAGATGGCAACCATTGAGGAAGAGGAAAAGGCTTCCTTAAATAGTCAGATTGCGGGTAGTTTTAATTTTAATAACACAGGAGCCCCAACTGCTTAATATTTATTTTATCTGAATGGTGGATCCATATCATTATTGAAAGTAAAATAGCTGTTTAACTTAAAAACTGAAAGATGAGTAAAGCTTGGCAAAATTTAAATTTAAAAAGGACGCCCACTAAAGAGGACTTGAAAACAAAGGATCCAGGACTACCTGCCTATATGGTGCAAAAGATAATTGCTGACAATAGCCAGGGGGAACCTGCTATTCCTACCGATTCCGAAATACAGGAAGCCTTTAAGGTTTACATTAAGCAGTTCGGGAATATTCACAAAAAGGATGCTGAGCATATGAGAGATGCTTGGTACGACGCTTGCAAATGGGCCTTAAATCACATGAAAAAGGAGGAGTAATATGACCTGCATAGTAGGGATGATAGATAAAAAAACAAGGAAAGTAATCATTGGTGGAGATTCCGCCAGTATTGCTGATTCGAGTATTTTTATAAGAAAAGACGTGAAAGTATTTAGGAATAACGGTTTTATTATCGGATGCACCTCTTCTTTTCGGATGATTCAGCTTTTACGATTTTCGTTTAAGCCGCCAGAGATAAATACAAAAGATATTTATGAGTATATGTGTACTGACTTCATCAATGCCGTTAGGACGTGTTTTAAAGATGGGGGGTATTTGCAGAAATATACCGATGGTGATGAAAAAGGAGGGACGTTTTTGGTTGGATACAAAAACAGACTATTCAAAATTGAAAACGATTTTCAAGTTGCAGAGAATTTAAACGGAATTGATGCCGTTGGTTGCGGTGCCGATTTCGCGTTAGGTGCATTGTTTTCATTATCGAAACAAGAAACCTCAATTGAACAGAAAGTTTTAAAGGCTTTAGAATCTGCTGAATTTTTATCCAATGGAGTGTGCCGTCCGTTCGTTTTAATTAGCACATAATAAGCTATGAGTGCTGAAGAAATCCAAGGGCAAATCGATCAGATTGTTATTGATACCTACAAGCGTATTGAAAAACAGTTAGATTCTGCATTGGATCAATGCTCAAAATCCATAGTTCGTGCAGGTAAAAACTTTGCATTCAGTAAAAACGCGACTCTCCAAAAACAGATTAAAACCACCCTGAACGATTTTACTTCTGTAGCCACAGGGACCTTAAAAAGTGCCATTGGTGTCTCATGGGGACTTTCAAATACCAACTATGATGAGCTTTTAGATAATTACCTGGGGGCAAAGGTTATCCCCAATCCTCTCAAAAAGGAAATGTTCAACCATAACACTAAAGCACTAGAAGCATTCGCAAACAGGGCGGTTCAAGGGGCGGACATCTCAACACGTATATGGAAGGTTGCTCAAATAGCTCAAAACGAATTAGGCCTCCTGATGGAGGAGGGTTTGGCGGTTGGTAAGTCAGCTGCGGAATTGAGCCGGGATGTGAGAAGCATCCTGAAGGAACCTAATAAACTATTTCGCCGGGTAAAGGATGAAAATGGCAATCTTCAGCTTAGTACAGCTGCAAAAAACTATCATCCTGGGCAGGGTGTTTATCGAAGTGCTTATCAAAATGCATTACGGTTAACTGGATCCGAAATAAATATTGCTTATGAGACGGCCCAATATACCAGGCATCAAAAACTAGGGTTTGTTACTGGTATTGAGGTTAAACTATCAAATAACCATCCTCAGGCGGATATCTGTGACGCCCTTAAAGGTCAATATCCAAAGGCATTTCAGTTTAAAAAATGGCACCCACGCTGTAGATGTCACAGTGTGCCAATCCTGTTAAATCAGGATGAGTTAATGGATTACCTGGATACTGGAAAGGTACCCGAAAGCAAGATTATAAAAGATATTCCCAAGCGAGCAGCCTCCTACGTTGAGAATAATAGAGATATGTTCAACCGGCTGAAAAGCGAGCCCTATTTTTTGTCAGATAATAAACAATTCTTTAACGGTACAAATGCCATACCCTCTCAAGTCGTTAAATTCGCTGAGGCAAAGTCCATCAAGGAAGCTGAAAATTGGGCTATGGAGAATTTAAATATTAAATTTGTAAGTTACAAAGGAATTGATTTGCAGGTTGCTAATAATGTAAATGAAAGCGTGTTTAAGATCAAACAGCTTATGCCTGAGATTCAAACCAATGGTATAGGAAGCGCTCAAGAGGCCAATAAGGCATTAAAGGCAGAATTGGCAGAACAATTCAGAAAATCTCCATGGTATTCCAAAATTAAAACTGATTACGGTGAACAAAGCGCTGAACGACAGGTTACGAGATTCGTAAATAGTAAGGTTGAAAGAGTAGGGTCCAAAACAGTAGCATGGAGTACAAGCAATGATAAGATTTTCATTCCGGATGTGGGCTGGTATGATGTTTCTAAATATAAAGGTGTCTTCATCAATAATAACTATGGTAAGAATGCCAAACTATTGAATGAATTAATTGTAAAAAACGAGGCACAAGGATGGTGGGTTAAAGGCGCTGGTCATTCCGGAGATATTATATCCCATGAGATTGGGCATGAGATTGACAAGACAATAAAGTTTAGAAATACCCAAGTATTTAAAGACATCTATACCAGGGAACATGCAAAGGGTATCCAGAGCGTAATTGACAATTTAAGCAAATATGGAGCAACCGCTGGAGGTTATGCTTCTCACAAGCCTGCCGAAATGATTGCAGAGGCGTGGGCTGAATTTATAATGTCAGACGCTCCAAGGCCATTGGCTAAGGAGATTGGGGAGGCTATGTTAAAAGAGTACTATACATATTATGTTGAAGGTACCGAGACAACTTTCAACCAGTGGAAAGATGAAATATTAAAAATTATTAAGTGATGATAATATTAGAGCCTATATGCTTCAAGTGTAAGCATTTTGATATTGAAACAAGCAAATGTCCTGCTTTCAAGGGTGACATTCCGGATGAGATTCTTTCAGGAGAAAATGATCATTCTATCCCATTGTTTGAGCAAAAGAATAAAATTGTATTTGAGCCTAAAGAGGCTAAAAGTTAGTGATAAGGATTATTTTCATTACATCCGTTTAATAGTAAGATCTAAACCCTCTCAAAATTACTCATATACCTTATTAACTTTCAACTTTGTATCATTAAAACTAATACTTTATTGATATGAAGGATAAAATTCTTGCATCGTTGAAAACCAAATTCGAAGGGGTTCAAGATGCAATACTAATCAGGGTTGCCGAAAAACTTAGCAAAACTGTAACCGAAGATTCTCAACTCGATACCGCTTTAGCCGGGATCACAATTCAAAAACTTTTGGAAAGCTATGGAGATAGCAGAGCGACCGAGGCCGCAGATACTCGCGAAAATAGTCTAAAGGTAAAATTCAATTTTACTGAAAAAGCTACACCACCGACTGTAACTACTCCCGCGCCCGCTGTCACAACTCCAGGTAATGATGATAATCCTTTGCTTAAACAGCTGCAAGATTTGACCGCAAGGGTAAACGGATTTGAATCAAAAGAAAAGCAACAGGTTCTTACCCAGAAACTGCATGATCAGTTAAAGGAGAAGAAGATTCCCGTTGTTTTTGCAAAAGGGTATACAGTTGAAAAAGAAGAGGATTTGCAAACCATTTTAGGACTGATCGAAACCGATCACACTAATGTTAAGCAGGAGTATATCAATAACGGGTTAGTAACTGAAACACCTATAGATGGGACACCTAAAGCCACTGATACGGCTGTTAAGGCGGACATCGAAAGGTTAGCTAAGAAATTCTAACTTAAAAATTTTTAAATCATGGGATTACAACCTGTACAAAGCGCAACATCCGGCGGAATACCGGTGTTTGCTGCGATTGATGAAGTAATGACAGGCGGTTTTTCACTCGTTACAACTGGTTTAACATCTGGTGAATTAATACCATCGGGTGCGCCTATTGCCGTTAACGAAGGAACTCGCCTTGGCACGTTTTGTAAAACTGCCGAAGTTTATGAAAATACCGCAGGTGGACATACGGAAATCCACGCCAAAAAAGGAAGCCACTTTATTGTGGGTTCTGTAGTTGCTAAAACCGTTGGAAATAAGGCTTATGCTTTAACCGCTGTAGATAAGACCACTTCCAGCGCTTACGACATTTTAACCATCGGTACGACCTTAGGGGCTTTAACCGCTGGTGATGTTCTTTTTGAATCTTCAGCAGAAGGTGCAACCGCAGCAGCTATACAAAACAGTCCAAACGGATTGCTTTTGGCTCCTGTAAAAGTAGGTGCTATGGAATCAGGCGACGTAGTTATTAAAGGTACTGCTTATTCACGCAGAATACGACCTTTAACCACTACTCAAAAGTCCGGTTTGAAAGGTATTATATTCACTGATTCTAAATAATAGGAGGATTAAACAATGAGTGATAATAGAGTAGCTTCAATTTTTGGAGCTTACGCAGAAAATCTGCAAGTTCTTGTTGACGCGAGAGTCGACAAGTTCCGTAAAACGTTTTTTCCTGCTTATTTTGATTTCGGTACCCCTACCATTGCTCTCACCTATGCAACTGTTATAGGTCGTCAAAGAATTGAGGCCGCTGCTTCTGTGGTATCGCAAGATTCCGCCGCTCCGCTTCGTTCCAGGACTTATTTGGAAAAACTTAACGGTGAGGTTGCTGCCATTAAAGTTGCCCGTCAACTTAAAGCAAGTGACTATCGTGAGTTTTTAACCGTTCAGAGCATGCGCGTTGCTGATGATGTAAAAAAACAGCAGATCATGAAGTTCATTTGGGACGATGTTGCATACTGCGGTAACGCTGTTATGGATCGTATCGACATCATGATTTGTCAGGCCATGTCAACGGGTGTGATTTCCATCAACAATACCACAAATCCTGATGGTATTGCTCCTGGTGACATTGATTTGTTATTGCCAGCTGCTAA